GGGCAATCAGGCTGAGTTCCTGGGCATCATGAGCATGCAAGAAATGCTTGCCATGTATTTCATCAATGACGCTGGAGATACTGGCACATGGGTTTTGAAAGGCCACGGCAAGTCTAAGTTCTGGGAGTGGCTGGCAACGTGGGCGGTAGTAATCCGCAGCCCTGCTGATCTGGATTTTGACGGGTCGCGCTATGTACTGCCGCCGCTGGTAATGCATAGCCATGTCGTTAGCAGCAAGGCTGAAAACGGACTATTTGCCGACATTGCCACTGGACTGATGGAGCGCAACAAGGCGCGCAAGGAAAGCATTGACGAGCGCGTGGCGGCGTGCGCTGACGTGGTTAATGCTAGCGATGAGCAATGGGTGATCTGGTGCCATCGCAATGAAGAAGCCGATAAGCTAGTGGCGGCCATTCCGGGCGCTGTGGACGTATCAGGTAGCGACAGCATCGAACACAAAGAAGAGTCTGTTCACGCTTTTCTTGACGGCGGCATCCGCGTACTGGTTAGCAAGCCGAAGATTCTGGGCAGTGGCATGAACTTCCAGAATTGCCACAATACTGCATTCGTCGGTCTGTCCGACAGCTGGGAGCAATACTATCAGGCAATCCGCCGATTCTATCGGTTTGGCCAGACCAAAGAAGTAAACGTCCATGTCATCAGCGCCGAATCTGAGGGCGCAGTGGTGGCAAATATTCAACGCAAAGAAGATCAAAACGCCCAAATGGGCGCGGAAATGGTGAAGCACATGAGCGATAGCATGAAGAAAGAGATTTTCGGGGCATCCATCGAGAAAACAGAGTACGTGCGCCAAGTCGCGCACGGCAATGGCTGGACTATCCACAACGCGGATTGCATTGATCTGGCGCGTGAAATCGAATCGGAGTCCATCGACTTCACAATTTACTCTCCTCCTTTTGAGTCGCTTTTCACATATTCGAACAGCGACCGCGACATGGGCAACAACAAGTCCAGCGAGGACTTCCGCCAGCATTACCAGTATCTGATCGAAGAGGTCATGCGCATTACCAAACCTGGCCGGCTGGTAGCAGTGCATTGCATGAACCTGACCACCAGCAAAGTGAATGACGGTTTTATCGGCATCCGCGATTTCCGTGGCGACATCATCCGTGCGCATCAGGCTGCTGGCTTTATCTACCACAGCGAAGTGTGCATCTGGAAAGACCCGGTTGTGGCCATGCAGCGCACCAAGGCGCTAGGACTGCTGCACAAGACCATCAAGAAAGATTCCAGCATGAGCCGTCAGGGCCTGGCTGACTATCTGGTGATCTTCCGCAAGCCGGGCGATAATCCCAAGCCTATCAGCCACACCGCTGAAGAATTCCCGGTTGATATGTGGCAGCGTTACGCGTCGCCAGTGTGGTTTGACATCAATCAGACCCGCACGCTGAATTTCCGCGAAGCCCGCGACGAAGACGATGTAAAGCACATCTGCCCGCTGCAACTGGACGTTATCGAGCGTGCGCTAGACCTGTGGACAGCCAAAGATGATCTGGTATTCTCACCATTTACTGGCGTCGGCAGTGAGGGATATTGCGCCGTCAAGATGGGTCGCCGGTTCATTGGCAGTGAGCTGAAACCGAGCTACTACGGCCAAGCACTTAAAAACATGGCCGAGATCGAGCAAGGAACCATGGGCTTGTTTGACTAATCACCCATGCGCCGCCGTTAGCAAATATCAATTTCACGGCGGCGCAATGTACGCACATAATCACGGCGTCAACAAAGGAAGCCGACATGCCGAAGATGACAAGCAAAACCGACCGCGTGACGCGCTTGCTCAAAAAGCCAGCGCCATATCGCACCAAGATGATGCCACCAAAGAAGCAAGCTTTTGCCTGCATTGATGGCCCGCTAAAAGGCGTTACATTGTGGCTGACCAGTGCTTGCACTGGCGTAATCGAAATGGGCGGCAATGCGTTTCAGTACGTGGCCGCAGAGCAAGATAAACCTTACCTGAAAGTAGAGTTCAAATGACCACCATCACCATCACCACCACCAAAGCCGAAATCGGCAATGCTGTAAAATCCGCCGCTGGCGTTGCTCCGAGCAAATCCACCATGGCAATCGTCACCAACCTGCTGATTCGCAAGCATGGCGATGGCGTGACCTTCACCGCGTCTGACCTTGAGCTGGAAATGCACTATAAAGCCAGCATCGCGGGCGATGACTTTGCCGTGACCGTTCCGGCCAAGAAGTTTGGCCAGATCATCAGCGCATTGAAGTCTGACGACAAAATCAGCATGACGCTGGACGGCAACAAACTGCTGGTGAAGGCTGGCCGCAGCCGCTTCAGCCTGGCTACGCTGCCAGTCGAAGATTACCCAGAGATGCCGGAGTACAAAGCCAGCGACGCGGCAAAGTTTGAGATCACGCAGGCCGCACTGCACAAAGCCATTGGCAGCGTGTCACACGCCATGGCCATTGCTGATATTCGCACGTACCTGAACGGCGTGCATCTGGTGTCTGATGGCGTGCTGACTGCCGTTGCCACAGATGGCCACCGTTTGGCGACTATCAAAACCGACGTACCATGCCCCAAGTTTTCCACCATTCTGCCAAAGAAAGCCGCTGACGAATTGATGCGCCAGCTTAAGCCGGTCGATTCCATCGTGTCTGTAGAGATCAACGACCGTTATGCGCTGTTTGACCTTGGCAGCCTGACGATCAAAAGCAAGCTGATTGAAGGCCGCTTCCCCGACTGGGAGCGAGTAATCCCGCGCACTAATGACAATCTGGTGATTGCTGGCAAGGCAGAGATTCTGGACTCCATCGCCCGCGCATCTATTCTTGCCAACGACCGACTGAATGGCGCGTCGGTGAAAATTGACGGCAATGTGCTGTCGGTGGCGTGCAAAAACTTGGATGGCGAGGAATCGAACGACGAAATCGAAGTTCAGCACGATGGCGCAACCATCGAATGCGGCTTCAATTTCCATTATCTGCGCGATGCGGCAAACGCCATTGACGGCGACGTAGTGAACATGGCGTTCCGTAGCGGCGATGCAGTCGCGGTGCTGATTTCCGGCACTGATTCCGCGCTGCGCTGTGTTGTTATGCCGATGAGGGTTTGAGTTATGGCCGACATCATCGACACCGCCAACGACGCCGCGGCGTTGTTTCTGGCTGATAGCCTGGCGCACGTACAGACCGACGCCTTGCCGTTGACCGGCTTCTGCCAAAACTGCGAAGAAGAGACGGCGGCGCATTTTTGCAGCAAAGACTGCATGGATGATTACGAGTACCGGATGCATATCCGGAGAAAGCAGGGGCTGGCATGATCTGGATTGCGTTGTGGATAGTCGCGGCAGTTGTGTTTGGCAACTGCTGGGTAATGGGCAAAGTCTTGCGGGACATTGAAGAGCTGAAACGACAGAGTGAGGATGATTTGAAATGAACATGGACATTATCGGAGATCAGGCGCAGTTCATGCGTGCTTGCGGGCAGACGGTAGGCGTCAAAAACAATCGCCAGTGCGAAATGTACGAACTGCTACTTACCGAAGAATGCATCGAGCGTGCAGAGGCAATCGAGTTTGCAGACGACGTTGAGGAATTCGACGCCGACCTTGATATCCTCGTCGTTCATATCGGGCGCATGCTGTCGCGCTGGCATCCGAACATGATTCAGGCGGGCTGGCACGAAGTCATGCGCTCAAACATGAGCAAGTGCGTTTCTGACTTGGAAGGCAATCCGGTTGTTATCAAACGAGAGGACGGCAAGATTCTCAAGCCAGATAGCTACAGCCCGCCAGACTTGGCAAGCATCATGCGGAGATTTGGTTATGACGTCTGACGAACTGGAAGCATGGCGCAAAGCCAACCCCGGCTTGCCGATCGCTAAGTGATGCAACAAAACAACAGCCGCCGTCGTGCGGCTTTCTTCTTGTTGACGCGTTGTGAAGTGGCGTATATATTGGACACATAGAAACGCAGCGAACAAAGGAGATCAGCATGCAAACAGTCGCAATTTTCCCGCTGTGGATGGTTCGTGAAGTGCTCAAGAATGGCAAGGGCGGCTTTGATGACAGGCTGTGCAAGAAGTTTGGCTATTTCCGTCAAATGCGCATGACTGGCGCTGTCGTTTCGCAAAGCGGCATCACCAACACCATCGTTGGCAACATGCGTCCTGATGCGTATGTCGGCTACAGCTACGAGCCGCGAGGAAAGCGTTTTGAGTACACTGATGGCGTGTATTACAACATGCCGAAGGACTGATCATGCACCACTTCGCCGCAGCAGCATTCCACATCTTCGACCACATCCAGCGCGGGCTGATGTGGGTGTTCAATATCAAGGAGTAACAACATGGCAATCATGACAGACCACGCCTGCCGAAAATGGTGTACAGACCCATCCAGCGAGCAATGGCGTCAAGCATGGCGCAAAGCCTTCCGCGCAGCCAATCCATTTTTGCAGCCAAAAGTAGGCATCAGCAGTGCGCATCCGCGCCAGCCTGTGAAGTTTGAGAGGGTGATGAAATGACCCTCCACCGCACATCAGCCAACGGCAAAGAGCGCGTGCGCATCCAGAAGCAACGCGAAGCTATCGAAGCGCGGGCGCGTCATCTTGCCCCGTTCCCGCCACAAACCGACCTACACCGCAAAGCAATCCGCGACCGGTTGGAGACGCGGAGGATTGAGAAGGAGGAAGACAAATGGTAGCCGGCCTCGCATTTTGCGTACAGCAGATCCAGAAAGGCAGTTTCTACGGCCACATCACCACGCGCCAGGCTGTTGATGAGTCACGGCAGGAGGCATTGCGTAGCGGCGCTACTCTGTACGCCGGGCAGGCGTGCGCAAAGTGCGGTTGCAGTGTTCGATACACTTCGAACAACGGCTGCCGCGATTGCCACCTGAAACGACAGCGCGACAGACGACTTGCCGCCATGAAGCACGAGGGCGTGCCGATCATGACTAGCAAGCAGGCAAGCGAAGCTAGAAAGCAAGCCAAGGTAGAAGGCAAATACCACTATAACGGCCGCCCATGCTATCGATGCGGCGGCACGCTGCGGCAAGTAAGCACGTCGTCGTGCGTGGCGTGTGACAGAGAGAGGAAAGCTAAACGATGAAACGCAAAATCCATGACCCGCTGGCAGTGCTGGCGGCCAACACTCCGCTCGGCAAAGATGCCGACCGCCAAATTCTGCCGTTCCTCGTGCATCTGGAAGAGATTCGGCAAGGCCATGGCAATCAAGACAACTACGACGTTTGCAGCGTGTATCTGCAAGCCATGCTGTCTACCGTGGCATCCGCCCGACACCAGCAGCTGCGTGCGCTGATTATCGGCGCGTGCAATGCATGGCTGGAAGCAGACGCCAAACGCATGAAACTGGCCACAGATCGCATGCTGCTGACCGGCGACCAGATGAAGGCCATCAGCAAGGCGGTTAAGTTCTTCCTGATGGTCATGCCGCAAGTAAAGCTGGGCATTTGGATTTCGGCCGTGGCGCATGGGCGGCGAGTGCTGGAGCGCAGCATTCAAGAATACAACGCACAACACGCCGTCAATACCTGATATACTCCGCATTAGGAGGTGTCAATCATGACGACATTCAAGCAGAAGTGCCAGCAGCTGACCAAGAAGGTTGGCAGCTGGAAAACGGCACGCGACAGCATGGCCGTTCACATGGGCGTGCATCGGCTGGAAGTAACCCGCATGCTGGCAGGCATGCAGCGAGTAGATGAAAGCAAGCTGGCTGACATTGTAGAGCGTCCGGCGTACCCTGGTTATGTTACCGTGGCCACGATGGCGCAGCACATGAACTGCCGTCGCCAGAACGTCCACCAGCGCATCAAGCACGGGTCGCTGACAGCGCCGGAGCATGAAGAAGGCCGCGAGGTTTGGCGCGGCGAAGAGTATCGGCATATTTGGGAGGGGGTTTATCATGAAAACACGCCGTAGAGTCTGGATTTACCAAGCCCGCAAGAAAGCGGCATTCCACGGTGCGGTGCACCAGTGCAACGAACGCAAGGCGGGGGTGAGTGAGAAGTGAAACACGACATTCCCACAAACCCTGACTGGGTTTTATTTGATGCAAGCATCTATCCGCCACCAAGAGGCATAAAGCTGCTACTTGGCGACAGCAAGCGCGGCGTAACCGTAGAGGGAATGTGGCAGGCTGGATTCGATAGCTGGGGCTACTTCCCGAAGTTTCCTGATACGTTGAAGCGAAAAAAGGTTGACGCGGATTAGGTTGGTGTATATAGTCAGCGTTATGGATTCGCCCCGCATTTCCCAGCATCACACGCTGGCCGCTCAGGGGCATAAATGAGCGGGAACCTTACCCTGATGGCTGGAACGGGAAAGTGTGAACCAGCATGGCGGTTTACGGTACATATACTAGGCGCTGTCCATGCAGATAATGACAGCACTAGGGAGGAAGCCGGTTTACGCCAGTAGTACTTACTTCCTCCGTCTCCTTTGCCGCTTCGCCAGCGGTTTATCTGCAAGGCGCGATTGACTGGCGTAAGCAGTCGCAACACAGTAGCGCCATTGTGTATGAAAAGGTGCAGCCGGTAGCAAAAACGACTGGATTCTAGATGACGTTACTGTGTTGGTTTGGGTCGGGGGTTCTCGGCTGCTGACACGCTTTCCAGATTGAGCGCATCAATCGGCAGCATCGCTTGGGCTGCACCCAGGGGCGGGCTTTGCGATTGAGCCATATCATAGAGTGCAAGGAGCAATGCCATAAATTCTCTGACAGCTCGGAAAGACGAGCACCAACACGCAGCGGCATTTGTGGTATCTGGTACGCAAGGTTGCAACGCCGCGAGTGCCGTGCCGTGTTGGTGTAGATCAGTTGGTAGATCGGTCGATGTGGTACACCGATGCGGTAGGAAATGGCCGCAGTAGGCCACACACAGTGCGCTGGTTCGAGTCCGGCCACCAACACCAAATCACTCCCCTTCGCCCGCCTTGCGCGGGTGTTTTTTTGCCCACAAAAAGGCCACCCAAAGGTGGCCTAATTCATTCCAGCAGATACCCGCCAGTTATCCCGTGGCGTGAGATGGGATCACCTCCTTACTTGTCCTTGGTGACAACGCCCAGCAGGCCAGCAACAGCGGTTCCTGTGGCGACGATGTGCGGCATGAGTTCTGGGCTGATGGTTACTCCGGCAGCGGTAGCCAGCATGGTCAGGCCGCGCCAAGTAGATGGCTCCTGTAATCGTTCGATGATCCAGTTCATGGGTTACTCCTGTAGTTTGGCAATTGCGTCTGCAATCGCCTGACAAACGAGCCATTTCTTTTCCTGCCAAGTCTTAAGTTCGGCCGGATTGCTCAAGAAAAACAGCTCCACGATGATGCCACCAGCGGCGACGAATGCCAACCTGCCGCGCGCTGATTTCGTTTGATCAATCCACCCAGAGTCACCGCGTAGCTTAATGCCCATGGCCTTGCTGATGGCTAATGCGATGGCTTGCGACTCGGACTTGAGGTTAGGCAAGCTGATGCACTCCACGCCGCCAGCCTGTGGATTGGCGGCTGCGTTGCAGTGGAACTCAACCGCAAGCGTTTTACCTGCAATCAGCTTGACGGCTTGTGCTAGTGGTTGGTTATCCGAACCCGTGCCGTCAGAAACTGCCGGAAATCCGGCAGCTTCCAACTTGTGGCGCACGATGTTGCGGGCTTCGACAGCAATATCAGCTTCCCTGACGCCGTTTGCTACAGCGCCAGGGTCTATATTACTATGTCCTGCGGATAATAAGATCATTGGTTAGCCGGCCACAAAGTAAGTACCAGAAATTGCTATTGTTCCCGCTGCATCCATCGGAATTACGGCAGAAGCCCCGCCGCCAGTTGGCACTTGCCTGATGGCGATAGAGCTTACCCCGCTGCCGATAAAGCACTGCATCACATTGTTAGCCGATAGCGCAATGTCCGACATAAAAACGGACACGGGCTGCGCTGTGCCAATTGCTGCTGACGCAAAAGGAAGCCCGTTAATCTGGAGGTTTCCTGTTCCGGTGTGCGCAGTCCAAGTGCACTGCACATTAAAATGCACTACGTTGCCAACCCGTCGCCAGAATCCGAGCTGCGTAGTATACGTACCTGTGCCGGACGTACTCGTCCCAACAACCGTTGGTGTAAACGTACCCTCACGATAGATGGAATCGTTGTTGGGTTCGCTCAATACGTTATTGATAATTCTATTCGTGACACTGCTGGCTTGATTGGCGAATGCGGTCGTCACCCCGCTGCCGATAACGTCAGTAACTTCAAGCCGTCCGATGTTTGCAGCGGTTGGAATGTCAATGAAAGTCCCGATATTTGTTACACGCGCCCCACGAACCACAAGGGACTTTGCGGCATCAGCAAGAATAGCTTTTGCAGAAGCTCGGTTTGCGGCATCAGTATGCGTCCAACGGCACCCTTCAAAAATGGCAACCGTTCCTTCGGAAGAACTTACGAGCTGGACGCCTACGTGATTTGCAGAGCCACCACCCGACCCGCCCTCGAACTGGCATCCTTTGAAAGTGAAAACCCCGTCAACAGAGGAAAGCCCGAGGTTTAGAACGACGTTAGTTTTGTTATCGCTGAAATCACAGTTTACAGCTGTCAGTGTTGACGCGTAGTAGTTTACGTAAAGACCAACGCTAGCAGCCCCGTACCCACGGAATATGCACGTATCTAGCATGGAATCTTCCGTGCTACTGTTTGCATAAATACCGTAGCGGGAAAATGACATGCCTTGACAGCGGGTCATCTTGTTTTGCCAGTCGGTATCGTTGAAATACCAGCAGTCCCTGACATTCGTAATGTACACGTTGTTAAATTCCGAATGCCGACAATTCTCTACGTAAACGCCGTCATTAATTCCGCTCCCGGTAATGGCGAATCCTTTAAGGCAAACTCGCTCAATGTCGGACGCCCCGGATGGTGCAACGCTTATTGCGTAGCCAGTACCTTCATAAATAAGCTGGTCGCTTCCTTCCTGAACAGAAGTTGAACCGATAACAGATGCCCACCCCCGGCCGACTAGACTGGTGCCCGGTTTCGTAATGTACAGTGTGGACGTGCAGCGGAACTTGCCCGGCAGGCGCACTTCTCCGCCAAGATTAAGCGCCGACTGAATCTCCGCTCTAGAATCCTCCACCCCCGTGGCATCCGCTCCCGCCCATCGAACATCAATACCAAAAACCGACCAACCCTCCCGGACGAGACGGCCGCCTGGCACGGAGTAGATAGTCACCCCATCGGCTGTAGCCGTACTTCCCGCCAGAAAGCGCAGATGCCCGCCGCCGCCGTCTCCTACCGTGTCACGTCCTTTGAAGTAACACACAGAGCCATCAAGAGCACCAGTAAACCCTGCAATGGTGTCAAACTCAAGCACTGCGCCGTCATTTACTGAACTGCAAGCTTGGCTGAACTTGGTGACGTTTAGCTGATCTTGCACTAGCAAAGAATAGCCGCCGTCAACTTGTATTGTCTTGATGTTGCCGGAGCCATCAACAGCAAAGCCTGCTGCATTGGTGCGGATAGGCTGGCTAGCTGCGGTTCGCGTTCCGTCAGAGTTGACGAAATACGCTTGCTTCCACGTGCCGGAAACGGCAGGGTTCGGCAAAGTGCCGTACTCGCCAATGTAGATTTTCCCGGAAGGAATCGATTTGAAGGAAATAGGGTCGATTACCTGGGTGTATCCTAGTTGTACGTTGCTCATTGATTGGCCTCAGAATTTAGCGGTCGATGTGCCTTGCAATGCGTCTTCAACGCGCTTTGCGAGCTTTCTATCTTTGATTTTACCAGCAACAGCGCGCAATGCTGTGACTGCTGGCGCTGGAATGCCTGTTAGTGTGCCAGTGGCAAACGCATCAAGTGCGACACGCAATGCAGATGCAGTGTTTGAAGTGTTCACCGATCCTGGTGGAGCAGTGAAAATCACTTTTGCAAGGTCATTCAGCGTGCGGATCTGTTCTGCACCCTTCTTGCCGAAGATAAAATCAAGTTTCCCATCTGCATCAAGCGACTTCACGCGTCGATCAAGCGCAGCAGCAGACAGAATTGGATTGCCTCGTTCATCGCGTGCAGAGTTGCCAAAAGCGGCATCTCGCAATTGCGCCATTGTCTGACCTTGCAGCTCTTTCCATGCCTGCCTTCCTTCATCTCCTGCCGTCTGCAGTGTCTTGCGAAGCATGCGCACATCATCAAGAGAACCATCTATTATGGTCTTTTTGAAAATGTCCTCAAATGCCACTGCGCGGTCGGTTGTGCCAGGTTTTGTTCGCAGCAATTGGGAAATTACTGCTCGGTTTTCAAACTCGTTTGCGTAGTCCTTGCGCAGTCGGCGCGCATACTTGTAAACGTCACCGCCCGCATTTTCGGTTGCATCGTCGATCAAGCCCTTCATGATCGTGATCTGTCGCATGTTCGGTGCATCAAGCGGATCAGATGCACGGTTCATTGCCTGGCGGAATGCTTCAACATTCTTGAGCGGCGCAGCCCTTGGAATCAAAGTTCCGTCCGGCCCTTGCTCTGCAATGCCAAGTTGCACAGCTTTTTTGATTGCAGTATCAAGCACCGGCGCTGTCGCAACTTCTGGGATTGCATCATTAAGATGCGCAACAAGTGCCGGGGTCTCGATGGGTTGCTCAAGTTCGCCAGCCTTTTCGGCATCCTTGTAAGCTGCGCGGATCTTTGCTTTCGCCGTCTTTGACTTGTTCACAATTGCTTGATCTACAGACTTGCCAACACTTCGCAAATCAGGCGCCATTGCTCCGGACTCGTCAATCCACGCGTCGAAATTGCGCATAACCTGTTCGTTTTGCGTCGCATACCGCTCACGGAGCGGAGCGCCAACATCTGGTAGTTTTGCAGTTTCGCGCTCAAATTGAGTTTGGCCGAACTCTCTCGTTGCTTGGCCCTTGGTAAGCTGCACTGGAACTGGTAATTGTTCCGCCTGAGCCTGCCGCATAATCGCCTCAGGAGTTGCCGCAGCGCCTACAGAACCGGCTTTTGCCGCCTGTTGCGGAATAACACGCTGCGCAACCTGCTTTGCTTGCTGCGCAGCTCCAGTTGCCGCCTGTTGAATCTGCTGCGATGTTTTCCGCACCACTGGAGTGGCTGTATCAATCGCCTGCCCAACACGAGCAGCGGCATAAGGCTGTGCCATTTCGCGTAATGCAGCAATCTCACCAGCAACCGGAGTAATCGGCGCAAGAACTTCACCAAGCTTCCCAATCGCAGCAACCTGCTTGCGGCCCTCTTCTGTGCGAGGCTCATATGTGTACTGACCTGCGCGCTTGACTGCCGTCTCTTCTGCCATCCGCACGCCTTCTTGTGTTCCGAACTTTCCTTCTGCAATTGACTGCGCAATACCCTCAAGCGTGCCAGTACCATAGGCAACTACACCTGTAGTTGCACCAGTTGCCGTGGTCGCCAGTGCTTCAAGTCCGCCTGTAAGCTTCTCAAATCCGGTATCAACTGCGCTGGCAAGTTCATCAATCAGATTGCGGCCAACCTGCTTCGGCTGTGCATCACGCTTCTTCTCTGCTGCAATTTGCTTTTGTAGCGCCTTTACGTCCACACCTTCCAGCAGATTACGTCCTGACGGTGCCTTGCGTTCTGATTGCTTCCCGGTCACGCGCTCAACGTAAGCAGCAGTTACGGGGCCGTAGTTGGCCGGATTGGTTCCGCCGACGTATTCACGCGCAGCCGCCGAAGCGTCGCCCTTGTTGCGCTGCAGACTCTCCTTCAGGTGCAAGCCAGCCACCTTTGCTGCGTCAGCTGGTGAGGCGTAGGCGTCAACGCCGTACTTCTTCAAGAACAGGTCGCGGGTTGTCGGGGTGATCTGGTAAACAGACCTTGCCCCGGCGCTGGATACCTGATCTGCATTACTGCGCTCGCCACGTAGGCGAATGCCGGACAGCAGGCCAGACGGCAGACCAAGCTCCTTGGTTACCTGCGCGTCCAGTGCGTCGTAAGTCGGGTCTTTGTAGCTAACGGCCATTACTGTACCTTTCTCAGCATGTCGATAACTTGCTGGCGGCTCATTTTGTTGGCTTTCATCGTGGACTCAATGTCTAACTCGGTTACGCGGCCAAGCTTCGGGTGCTGCTCCCAAACTACGGACGCATTCTTGGCCGCAGACTTCAGCACGTCACTGTAAGCCGTGCCAGCCGGAATGGTAAGGCCATCAGAAAGCACAATGTCGCGCTTAGCCTTGCCAAGCCCGCCGTTTTCGCTGATGAAGTCGGCCTTTGCCTGCTGGACGGCTGCGGCTTTGTCTTGGATGCGTGCCGCCGCCTCTAGCGCTTGAGCCAGCTCTTGCGGATTGGCTGTGGCTTTCATGACAGCCTTGCGAGCAAGTGCAACGTCTTTATCGGTGGCGGGGCCTGGTGGCAGGTTGGAAAGTACCTCTTTGGATAGCACTCCCTCGATCTGTGTGATAACTCGGCTTTGCTCATCCTCCCAGCCTGCCAGGCTTTTCAAGTACTCGCCAAACTGCGTGCGGCTGCCGCCAGCCCAGTTAAGCTGCTTTGCCTTGTCAGCCAGTGCACGGGCCTGATTGGCCGTTCCTGCCGCAGAAACGGATGCCGTTACCGAGTCGTCAACGATCTTTTGCAGGCCGGCAGACAGTTCAGGGTTTTGTGCCTTGAGCATTTTTTGCGCAAATTCGCCTTCTTGCAACGCAATTCCCCGCTCCTTGAATCCAAGCTCTGCCATTGCAATTTTCTGGTCAAAAATGCGCTTTTGCTCTGCACTTTGGAATTGCTTTTCTTTCAGCCCGAACTCTCTCTGTTCAAGCTGCGCTTTTGGCGTCCAGCCCATAGAGGTAAGCAGGTCTTGGCCTTCTTTGCCGAGTGCTGCGATCTGCGTAGTAACGGCACGCCGGAACAGCTGTGGATTCTTGCGCACTTGCTCCGGCATGGTCATGAACAGCGGCATGTTCTGCTCAATAACAGCGCGAGCCGCGCCCATGTCGCCGGCCTCCATAGCAACAGCAACTTGCGCCAGACTTTGCAAGTTTCGCTGACGATCAGCGCCTTGATACACGTCAACACCCTTCTTGATGTTGTCGGCCATTTCGGGGTATTTGGCCATCACCAAGCCGAGGGCCTGTATCGTGTCCGGAGCTTGATAGGCCGCTTGAATGTCGGCAGTGAACTGCTGTTGCCTAGCAGCTGCTCGTTCAGCCTCTTGCTGCTTTGCCGCTGCCTGCTGCTGGGCAATTTGCATTTGCATGCGCTGGGCCTGCATGTTTTGCAGACTGCCAGCTGTCTCGACGCCGGTAAGGAATGCGTTTTCAGCCATTAGAAAGTTCTCCCGCTATAGCCACCAGCACCGATAAAGCCACCAAGGCCGCCCAATGTTTGGCCCAAGGTGTTGTAACGCTGCTGCGTGAGTCCAGCCATCCCCGCACCCTGTTGGGCGAACAGGTTAGACAGTTGCGATCCGGTAGAAAGTGCGCCTTGTGACGCCACGTTGGCAGCAGATTGCCCCATGCCGATTAGGCCACCAAGACCGGCAATCTTGCGATCAATCTCGGATTGCAGCAGCTGAGGTGCAATTGATGCGCGGGCCACGGCTTGATTGCTGGAGCGCAGCCCAAGGCCGCCTGGAACAGTTGCGGATGTGTCGGCAGCTTTCAGCGCCTCGCTCAGTGCGGTTTGATACCCTGCGCCGGATTGAACTTGATTGATTGCGGCTTGGTTCTGCTCGGCAGTGCCGAGACCAAGCAGCGGAGCGTATTGCGACAGGGCTTGATTGCGCGCCTCGATCAGCGGCTTTTGCGCTTCATACTGCTGCTGCGACAGTTTGCGAAGTTCGTCGGCAGATACGCCGTATTGCGCAGCCAGCTGATCTGCCGCTTTCTGCTGACCTTGGTACTGCAGATATGAGCCGGCAAGGCCAAGCCCTGCGCCGAGAACATCGCCCCAGCCCATGTTCGTGCCGAGTGTTTCATTTAGCCAATCAAACATGATTAGACCTCCTATTGACTTAGCCTATTGTAAACCATTGCGTACCATCGCACACGATGGTTGCGAACTCTCCAGCCGCGAGGGATTTCGTTGCTGTGCCGTCAATTTGCTCCGTTCCGCTGGGGTCGATTGTCACCGTGCCGGAGCCAACATTGCGGATTGCGTAAATCTGCCCGTCAAACGTCGCGGCGGCCGGCAGGTTTACAGTGGCAGTGGCCGAAACAAGAATGACGTAATCGTTGGCCGTGGCGTTGTAGCTTACCGATGTCGTCAGCGTAGAGACGCGTAGGCCCTGAATATCAGGAGAAATGGCAAGCTGAATAGTCGGGTTTCCCGCTACGCCGTCGCCATCAACAACGACGATATTTTGACTGCCGGTTATTGACCGCTGCGCCCAAGTCTCTGAGCCGGTGCGAACCGGAATGCCAGTTCCTGACAGCGACTCTAGAGCGGCAAGGTCGTTTGCTGGGATTACACTGGGGTTTCCCGCCACGCCGTCACCATTCGTAACAGCAAGGCCAGTGCCGGCAGTGATAGAACGCTGCGTCCATGCTTCGGCTCCAGTCCTGACGGCGAAACCCGTCGAACTCAGGGACTCAAGCGCGGCAAGATCATTGGCCGGAGTGATTTGCGGATTGCCCGCCACTCCGTCGCCGTCTATCACTGCGATACCAGTTGCGCCGGCAATCGACCTTGCTGCTACCGTGCCACTGCCAGTGCGGGCGATTAGGCCCGTCGTGGACAGCAAGGCCAGCGCAGCAAGATCAGGGTCAAGCGTTAGGGTGGTGATGCCTGTCGTTGCGTTGAACGTGATAGTCAATCCGGACGCGCCAGACTGCAAAGACTCACCGATGATGATCTGAACGTTGTTGCGCAGATCGTCCTGATTGGTCAGGTTTTCCAGTGCAATCTGTCCGGCGTAGCTGATCGACCTGCCGAGAACTTTCTCAACAGCCTGCCGGATCAGGTCTACATCTTCCGGCGTGAGTATGTAGTTTGTCATTGGCATTATTCGTTGATCTCAAGTGCGGAAATCTGGAACACGGCATCCGAGTCGATAGCAAAGCGCATAGCCATGTATCTACCAGCCTTGATAAATCCGATTCGTCGCCATTGCGGACGGAAGTCGAACACGTCTTTGCCGCCTAGCGTGTAGACGCGCGGCTGCGACCAGTTGATGCCATCTAGGCTTGTCTGCACCTCTGCCTGCGGGTCCGGCGCACTATATCGCCCCCAGTTTCCTTTGATCTCAAGCTTGGCAATACTGGTTGCTTGGCTTGCTGGCAGGAACTTGGTAGAGAATTCCCTGCGGACATTCTCGCCCCATTCGCTACCGATGCGCTCAACATTTCCGATAGCGCCAGACTTAGAGCACCACCACTTACCATAGGCGGAAACTATGTATTTTGCCTGCCATGTGCGGTCATGCCATTCGCCCGTCGCCACATCGTAAACGTGAACAGTGCCATTTGGCAGTGCGCAGATGATGAACTGGTGGGCAGAGTCGGCGTAGTAGTCCATGACGATCTGCGTCGCATCTACGGAAGCAATGCTGCGCTCAATGTCACGCGTTGCGATTTTCTGTGCATTAGTGCCGCCGTAAATCCAGACGGACGGGGATTCCTCAGCGCCACCGCCAACAAAGGCAAAAGTGTTGCCGAACCGAACTTTGGCAGACGGGGAAACGACACCCTTGTCCAGCACGCCACCAGGCACTGAGCGGAACGTGAACGTGCCGGTGCCGACGTTACGGAACCGCTCAATGGTAGTGCGCCCGCAAACAATAAGCTCGTCACGAGTAGCTACCAAACCGGTAATGCCATCAGGAGAAGATTCAGCGTCAGCAAAACCGATAATCGACAGCGGGTTGGTAAGCGACGATTGATAGATAGACAGGCCATCGGTCCAGAAAAAGAACTGATTGCACCATGCAACGTCAATCGGGCTGTACGTAATAGTCGGATCGGCCTGCAGGAATACGCCGCTGGTCAGTGTGGACCCATTCCACGAATACCCGACACCGCCACCCACAACGGCCAGTAGGTCATAGCCGTAAGCCATGGGGCTGTTGCCAGTGCCTGAGATAGTGCCGCGAGAAGTAATAGCGCCAGTGCTGGATACTTCTACCAAGTCATTGCCCTGCACGCGATAGTGCTTGCCGTCTTTCGTCTCTACGACTGCGCCGCGTGGCTCGCCGGACAAGACTCCGACGTACTGGATTCCGTCAGTGCAGTTGATGTACTCGGACGAAATGCCGGTGTCCTTTGGCACGACAAGCAGGTTCTTTAGCCGGACTGTTTCGTAGTCCGTCATAGTCGTTTTGATGCCGTCAATGATCGGGATTTTCATTACGCGATACCGAATCTGCGGCCAACGCTGTAGGTCATGGCCGGTTGAGATTGCAGGCCGCCCAACATCAGCGGGGCGATAGACTGGGAGCGTTGCATCGGCTGAACCTGCCGGGAGCTGGCAACCATGGTCTGTCCATTGCCTTCTTGCGAAATATCACGCGGCTGCGTAGTGGTGCCGTATTGACCGGAGCCGATAGCTGAGCCAAGAAGTTTCCCGCCAAGGCCACCAAGGCCCATTCCTAGCTGTGCAGTCTGCATTGTTCCGCCAAGGTCTGCGCCAATGTTTCCGCCAAGATACGAACCAGCAAGGCCGCCAAGCAGGCCGCCAAAGCCGCTGTAATTGCCCGTCAGCTGTCCGCGCTGGTACTGGTCAGCCACTTGACCGAGTAGGCCAGCCATCGGGCTTGACTGCATGATCGCGCCGCTCAATGCTCTTGATGCAATGTCTGAAAGTGTTCCTTGTGCAATGGCATCAATAGGGCCTAGAATCCCCGTCCTGTCAGAATATCCGACGCCGAAACCGGCAAGCGCCCTAGATATTTGCCGATCAGACAAACCCATAGCGGCCATACCCGCAGCCGCCTCTCTAATTGCGCCATCATTGAACCCAACGCCCTGAGAGCCGCCCAGTGGGGCGCTGTTCATCTCCATCATTGAGCGGCCTGCGTCTAATCCGTAGTCTTTATACCCACCGCTGGCGTCGCCGCCGCGCTCGCTTCCGCCAAAGTCTTTACCGCCAGGACGAGACGGGCCAGCCTGACCGCCTCGCGCCTCGTCACTTGGGTTTGTGCCGTCGTCTTGCTCCATGATTATTCCTCGCTAGATTCTTTGCGTGGTCGGCCGGGTTTGCGCTTTTGCTCTTTCGGCTCCTCGCCAACTACGCAATAACCAAGCTCGCGTAATGCCGCCTCGTGCTCTGCGCTTTGCGCTAACTGCCACTGGGCGGTTGGATCGCCTTGTGGGTAAAGCATTTTGGGGTACTCAATAAACATGTGAAGCTCCAATAAAAAAGGGCAACCGAAGTTGCCCTTATTATAGCGCAGTGCTATTAAGTCTGGTTGGCCAGAACGATACCGCACAACTCCGGCTGCAGCACGGTGGTGCCATACAGAGCGGTAAAGCGGCAGGTGGTACGTGCTTTCAGGTGGTCAAACTGGTAAGACATGATCAGCGGGATGCCGTTCTTGCTTACAGCAGTCATCACCTGAGCGCCTTGATTGGACGGGAACGCCAGACGGCCGGCCATCAGCTCTACGGCACCATCTACCCACGCCACGTTTACCGGCTTGGTAACGGTGTTGACGAAGGTCAGCGCGGCAGAGTTGGCCGCTTGGGTGGTGACGTTCTGGTACGGTCCAGTTACCACGATTGCCGGGGTGATGGTCAGCGAGGTGCCGCCGCCAGCCACCGACAGAACGCGGAATGTCTGCAGGTTGCCAGTATCGTCTTTGGTGACGTTGTGAACACTGTTCACGTTGGCGATGGTGAAGGTATCACCGGCCTTGATGTTGGCAACGTTCGCGCCTTGAACGGTCAGGGTCATCTGACGGTTATCGGTCGGAAGGTCGCCAGTCATGGCAGACGGGGTGAACGATTGGTTACCGTTTACGGTAGTGCCGGACACGGTGCCGATTGCAGCCAAGTTGTACAGGTTGTCGCTGCGGAAGGTGTCAAAACCAGCAATGCCAGGAACTTGCGACTTCTCGTAGGCGTTCATGGGAGCGCCTTGAGTGTACTGACGGTTGCCGAGGTCTTTGGCAATGTCCTTGTAGTCGAACGGGTTCAGGATGGCTTTGCGAGCCACGCCCAGCGGCATGCCTTTTGCCAGCATGATGGCTTCCAGTTGCGCGAAGTCATCCCACGCGATGGTGCCGACTTTTTTCACGACGTTGGCGGCGCGCAGAGCGATGGTGCTGTACAGGTCGGAGTCGATCTGTGCAGCTAGTCGCATACCGGCAGCCTTGCCGTAGTCGGTCATGGTGTCGGGGTCGCGCATTTCCTTCGCATCCAGTTGGTACAGGACGTTGTTCGGCGTCTTGTACACGGATGGAACCATGCGCTGCACTACGTCGGTCGGAGTGGCGGCGGAAATGTCCAGACCGCTGGTGATGGCGGTATGGTAGTCCTGCGGGCGGTAAACTACGTCACCGGCGCGCTGCATTGCCTGCTGATCGGGGGAGAACTTCTTGACCTCCATGGACAGTACGCAGGCAGCGTCGAAGCCTTCGATGTACTGGCCGAACAGGATTTCAAGGTCTTTGGTAAGCTGGTTAGCCATGGTGTATTCCTATCGTTTGCGCTGCTGTGCGTCAGCTTTGCGCTTGGCGTCAAAATAAGCTGTGTAGTCGCCGGTTTCTTGTGCGCGCTTCCTGAGTGCCTCAAGATTGCCGCTAGAAGTGCCGCCGATTCCTCTTACTTCCCGCTCGACCTTGACGGACGTTTTAGGCTTGCGGGGTGCGGATTTGGCAAGTGCTTGGAGTTTCCCCAGCTCAATGCCGTAGTCCACAGGGTCGGTGATGCGTGCAATACGCTCAAGCTCGGCAGGGTTGCGATGCAGGGCCATTACGATGCGATGGGCAACGTCCGGCACGCGCAGGAGCAAAGCGTTTTGCTGCTCAAGCGACAGTGCGCTAGCAACATCTGCCACCGCGTCTTGGAAACCTGCAATCTTTGCGCCTTCGGTATCAAAGCGAGCCTTGGCTGCTTCATACTTCTGCACAACCTGCTGCTGCTCTGCTTCCTGCTGCTTCCGATAACCCTCAAACTTCAGCTTGTCGGCGTTCCACTTGTGGATTGCTGCGCGATAGGCTTCGGTGTCGTAATCGAATTGCTCAATATCGGGCATTTCGCCAGGGTCTTTCGGTGCATCAGGTGCGGGCGCTGCGGTCTTTGCCTTGAGTTCGCGGAGTTCGCGGTCCTTCTCACGCAAAGCCGCGCGCATCTGCTTCATCACGGAATTCTCTTCCGGCTCAGCAGGCGCAGGCGCTTGTTCGTCTTGCTCGTTTACCTCTACTTCTTCCGGTGGCGAATCCGGTTCACCTTGCTCCGTTTCTTGCACTGCATCGGACTGAATGTCCTCGTCAATGCTGAAATCAAGCTCAGTGCTATCTGCCTGTACGTCCGTCATGTGTTTATCTCAGTTGTTAACTGGCAATGCTATTATAGCGCACAAGTCGATAGGTTTTGCAAATGTTCTATGAGAGCGTAGCGATAGATTGTGATTATCAATTGGCAAGCATTCTGCCGCGTTGTTATCGTTTACATGTCAATCAAACGCGTATAGATGAAAGGGTAGGAAATGAGCGAATGGATTCGTCACCGTGGCAGCAAAAGCATGCCGAAATGTTTGGAGGGGAAGCGATTTGAAGTTCGTCACCGCGATGGCGTTATCGCAGAATACGATGGCAAAGGCAGTTGGTATTGGGATCGTCGCGGGAACGATTGGGATATTTTTGCATTCCGCATTCTTGGCGACATTGAACAACCCAAAACCGCCATCGAACTGCAAGCGGAAGAAGTGGGCATTCCTGAGCCGGTGCGGTTGGTTGATGATGCCAAGCCGGATGCGGATGGCTATGCACCAACCACCGCCACCGACTTCCTCCAATCCGCCCTCAACACACTCACCCAGCGCGGCAAGGACTACGACAAGCCGGAAGGCGAACGCAGCGCAGCGGCTGTTGCCGTGGCGTTTAACGCCATCACAGGCCGCAATTTGACAGAGGCCGAAGTGTGGCTGGTATTGCAGCTGGTGAAGGACGTGCGCCAATGGCAGAACCCTGAGCGATACCACGCAGACAGCGCGCTAGATTGCGTGGCTTATGCGGCGTTGAAGGCTGAGGCGTTGGCATCTAGCGGTAAGTAACAAAAAAGCCCCCAATCGGGGCTTTGTCATTTCTTCTTAGGCGCTTTGCTTGGCTTGCCTGCCTTCATTGCTGCCGTTCGTGCAGTGTTCAGCGCAATGGCAACGGCCTGATCTTTCGGCTTGCCTGCTTTCACCTCTTTGCTGATGTTCTTGCTGATAGTTTGCTGAGAATAGCCTTTTTTCAGTGGCATGATCAGATTCCCGTGTAAGTGCCGCTTGGGCGTTCTTCAAAGATCAGCGTGTAAACGCCAGTTGCGGCGCCGTTGCTCAGGTTTTCCAGCTTGATGTGGTACACACCAGCAGCAAGCCCGCGTTCGTCACCAGTGGATTGACCGACAGATGCAGCCTGAGCGGTTGAGTTGCTAGTCACTACGCGGACGATTTCAACCGGAGTACCGCCCGAGACCGTGCCGCCCGTCTCGATGATGCTTTTTGCCGCAACAACTGGAGTCACGCCCATGATGTTTTTGGCAATCACCGGCATTAGCGTCCACGATCCGCCAGAAGTCGCGCCGCGGTACGCAGTCAAACGAATTCCGCCAGAGTCCACCGCCAGATTCTGCACCTTCAGCACAAAGTCAGTTGCGGCAGTGAAGCGCACAACGACGCTTTGACCGGTTGGTATGTTGAATTCAAGGAACGAGCGATACTGTCGCCCTTGCCAAAAGCCGATATCGGCCACCTGAACAACTGAGTCTGTCATGTCGGATTCCCGTCTGTTTCGCCGTTGATGTAGAACCTATCGCCCAGCCAGCCGTAGCCCTGACGGCCTGCGCCGCGCGGTTGCAGTTCGGAGCGGGCGATTTCTGGAATAGTCAGCACAGCAGCGTCAATGCGATCTTGTGCTTGATCTGCTTGCAGTGCCAGCGGATCGCCAAGCGGCACTTGGAAGTACTGGCTGAAATCCTTTGCCAGAATGTAACGGAAAGCCCGAACGTAGGCAGGAAGCAGGCCGGATTCCGCGCTGATATCGTCGCCCAGCACGTAGCCAAGCGTAGCCAGCTGTGCAGTGCTGTACTCGGCCATAAGCTGCTCCATGCGGTCAAAGCATGCGGACACGTCCTCCGGCTCGGCAGGGTTGTTACTGGTCTGAACGCCCAACTCTTGCAGGGCGTTATTGACCAGATCAGACTTGAGGATTGTTGCCATTCGGCGCCTCCATCATTTGCGGTTGTTGCATGCCTTGGAACATCATAGCGATACGGCTAAGCATTTCCTCTTGGCTGCTGCGGATCATTTCGGCCAGCTGCGCGGCGTTGTCCATGGCCTTCTGATCTACCTCTGCCAGCGTCTTGGCAGTCTCGGCGCGCACCTTCTCTACCTCAGCCAGTGCTTTCATGGTGTCAGCTTGGGCTTTCTGCGCCTTAGCCTCTGCCTCCATCGCCATTGCGGTCAATGCCTGCTGCTGCGGGTCTGGCGGCTGGTTAGCTTGGGCCTGCATGGCCTGCTGAACCATTTGCGCCTCTTCATCGTTGCGCGGCTTGACGATACCGGACAGCAGCATTTCCTTGCGGTTGGCTTCTTTCAGATCCTCGACGCCGGATGCGGTCAAGTTCTCAATCCACATACCAAGCACAACTTGCTTCTTCGGGTCGCCATCTGGCAGGGCAAGGAAAATGTTCTGCAGGGTCTTGGCTGTCTGGTCGCGCTGACTGACGAACGACGGGCCAACATCCACGGCCACATTAAACTTCATCCGCGACAGGTCGTTAAGTACCACCTCCTTGCCGGTCTGCTCGTCAATCACCACGTCGTTGATGGTCATCACGCTATCGCTGCCATCAGGGGCGACAACACGAACCTGGCGTTTGTCGGCGTAGACCTCCTTGGCCATTGACTGATAGACAACCCCGATGCGCTTGAAGAACTTGCGCGCTTGGTCAGCAATGTTGAAGCTGCGCGTATCGGCTCGTTGGCTGGCGCTGTCCATCGCTTCGGCGGATACATTGCCTTGCACTTGCTCAAGGCTCGGAGAGGCTCCGGTGATGTGCTGGATGCCATCAGACGTGATCTGAATAAGCGCCTGCATGGCTGGCGGGATGACTGGCGGCTGCTCGTAGCCAAGTGGTCCAGCCTGGACAATGTTGCCAGCCTTGTCAGTAAGAGGGTTGAGCGGAAGGAATGCCGAGTTGCTTACATCCTTCATTTGCCAATGCGTTTCCAGCCCTTTGAACTGCTGGGGGGCAAGGATTGGACGCTGCTTGGCGCCAGATGCAGCACCATCAGCCAGCAGACTGATCTGCATGTTGTGCAGTCGCTGGCTGTCTTTTGCCTTCCGCACAATGCCGCGCATTTGCTCCACGCCGTTGACGATCTGGCGCACGCCGAACATTGGCACAACGGGGATATGCTCGCCGGCGATGTAGCACTCATCCTCCAAGACACCATTGCCATCAAGGCAGTACAGGTGCACGCGGTTGCGCTTTACCTTGCGACGAGACTGCTCGACAAACCCCTTGATCAGCAAATCGTCAAGCACGTCTTGCACGTCGTCCTTGTCATACTCGACTGTTTCGCCGTCATCAGGACGCACAAACGTGACAAGCTCGGTCTTGACCTCTTCCTTGACGTAGTACTTGGCGACATACACCCAATCCGTGCCGAACCAGGTGTAAGACGTGTACAGCGTCGGATTGGCGAAGGTTGACGGACTCTTGCCGAACTCATCTTCATACGCTTGCGGCGTCATGCGAGTAAGCAGGATGCACCACTCCGCATCCGACTTATCCGCCTTCTTGCTGTTCGGGTCGAACCACACAGAATCCTCAGCATCGAAAATCGGCTCAAAGCAGATTTTGGCCCGCTCCTCTCCAATCTCGTCTGTCTCGGCCTCTTCCGTCTTGAGGCGCACAGCACCAAAGCCACCAACTAGTGCGTCATTGATGGCATTGTCGGTGGCCTCTTGGCCGTCCGAGTCCTCCATGTCGGCACGGAACATACCGTCCAGCAGTTCGGCGTCTTTGTCTGTGGTAGCGTCGTCGGCGGGGCGGAAATTGACCGTAACGCGGTTCTGTGCATACTCGCCCCAGATGCGTTCGATCTCACGGCTGATGAGGTCTTGCTCCATCATCGGCTTGCCGACGAAGTTCTTCGTCCAATCGCCATCCCACATGCCACCGGCCACAGTGACGAAGATTCGATCCTCTTTCACTGCGGCCCGTACTTCTTGTTGCTGTTCGTATGCCAGATTGAACCGCGTCATTGCTTTTTGGTGCACTGACTGCAGTTCGTCCGTCTGCTCTAGTTCATAGTCTTTATCTTCGCTCATGGCGTCACCAATGGTTATACGCTATCGGTACTTCTACGGATTGTACACTATCGTTATTGACTTCGCCCTTCCTGATAGCGTAGCGGCGCATCATGTAGGCGTAGCGGGTGGCGTCCATCAAGTCATCACAGACCTTCACAAGCCTGCCTCGCTCGTCGCGGTGATACTGTAAGAACTCATTGAACCAGTCGCGCAGGCCGCGGAATACCTTAAACTTCCCCTTGCGCATCAGATCAAGAATCTCGAACAAGCCAGCCTCTACACCATTGCCACCGTCAGGCCACGTCGCGTGCTCATATACCATATTGAAGCCGGCCTCTTGATAGTAATCGCGCTGCTGCTTGCCGCTACCCTTCTCTGTCTGCAGGCCATCAAGCGGCCACGCAGTCGGCACTCCTTCCGCCCACTTCTTGACCGCCCCCCAGGCTTCAATGGGGCTGATTCTGCTTTGCTTGTACGCCTGCACAACATAGAAGCAATCCGCGTCAGCATCCCATGCTAGTTGAACGTGTGCCTGCGGGTGATCCCAACCAAAGTCCATGCCGTCAATAATGAACCAGTGATTCGGAATATCGAACGGATCGCACGTGATGAACTCTTCCGCCAGGTCGTAGATACGACCATGACCCAACATCGGCACGCCTTTAGTACGCATGTCGCGCTGATGCGCAGGGAACGACGCAAGCAGTGTCTCTTTCACCGACTCGCTCAGGTGCGGCGCATCATCCCAGCCGGCGTTGATCATGATCTGGCCTTTGGCTGGGTTGTCCATGAAGCCAATCACCAGCTCAGTTCGCCCGTTCTCTGGCGTAAACGTCAGAATGCCGCACCCGCCATTGCCACGGTCGCCGGTCGCGGTACGTGTCAGTACCTGCGGGTAAATAGCCTGATCCTTCGGCTCTTCGTCAATGTGGAACCAGTCCACAGAGTCACCCATGATCGCGTGCTGGCCTTGCGAGTATGACCAGAACTGCACTTTTGACGTGCCGCCTGACGCATGCTGCACGTACACGGTACGCATGGCATTGGGCGTGACTGTCATCGCTTCATGGCCAATGATCCTGTCCGGAGGTATCAGGCCGCCGATCCATGAATCATCCTGCCGCCGGCCAAAGATAGGTTCTTGCAGCAAGTCACGCGTCTTTTCACCGGAGTAACCAAGGCACCAGATCAGCGGTGCATGATCGAATCTGTGACCATCCCACCAGTCAGGGTAATCGCCAAGCGCGTGAATGGCGTCGATGTACGTTCCCGTCATCGTCTTGCCGACGCGGTTAGCGGCCATCAAGCAGACCTGGCTGTGCGTTGCCGTGGTCGCAATCAGCTTGCGCTGAAATGGGTACAGCTTCTCGCCAAAGGTTCGATACCGATAGACAAACTGCCTGCGCTGCTTTTCTTCAAGCAGGGCAAGCAGTTCGAGTTTTTGTGCGCGGGTCAGTTCTTTCACGTCAGTCCAAAATAACCCAGTCATCAGCAAGCGTGTCGCTGCAGCTTGGCGCCCAAGTTGCTACGTCGCCCTGCGCAGTTTTCAGTGCCAAGTACTCACGATACGTAACCAACGCATTCTCCCCAAAAAACTGCTTGGCAACGCCGGTTTGCGCTGGGTAACTATTAGTCGGTACGTAGTAGGCAAACATGCCAGCGCCGTTCCACCCGGCACGCGCCACGCGCTTGCCACTTTTCATTGCCTCTACTGCCTGTCCAATGTTCATGTGTTGCTCCTATTAAATGATGCCTTGCAGCTTGCGAATCTTTGCATCCAGCTCTTCATCGCTAACAGTGCCGATAGAGCCGCTGTGCTCGATGTCTTGCTTGTCTTTCCACCCGCAAATGTTCTTGGCGGTGAAGATCGCAAACGTCTTGTCGTAAGCGCCGAACAAGCCGTTCTGCATTAGAACTTCCTCTTGCAATTCCTGTGCTCTTTTAATCGCGTCCGAAAACTCCGGATGATCCTTTGCCCATTCGTAGATGGTAGACCGCGCTACGCCGATCGATCGAGCAAAGTTCGTCAGCGTCGGCAGAAGGATTGCACTCCGGAATGTCTTGCCGCTCGCCTCGTCGAGGCTTGTGGTAAACGGCTCCTTGTCAAAGTGCTCAATGATCATGTCGCAGTATTCCGGCTTGTATGCCGTTGGTCGTCCGCCTGCCATTCTCTCGTCCTTTCCCTGATGGTGGGTAATGCTTCATTATATCCCACGTTTCCACATAACCATACCGATCGCCACCAGTGCAGCTGGTACGCTTTGATCTGCCAGCGCACTGATCATCACGCCGGCGATTGCCAGGTTTGCGGTTGCCTGCCATGCGATGTTAAGCCACTTCATACGCCCTCCAAAGTCGATAAGCCAGCGTGGGGGCTGGCTGTGGTGGTCTAACCTATGACTTCTTGCAATAGATTACTACGGACGTGCCTTTTTCAGCGCCAGCGGGTAACGTGTTTACTATTTTTGCATCCCTAACCGCCTGCTGGCATTCAGCAAAAGGCATCGGCGCAGAGTAGTCAGTTCTTACAATATATGGGCCACTGGTTATAACAATCATCAACGTCCACATCTCACACCCTCCGGCCTAGCCGTCAGCGACTCGCGCACCTCCCGCCTCCGCACAATCTCCACCAGCGCCTTGTAAGTAAACGGTGCCTGCTCCATATCCTCAGCACTCATGCCATCGCAAATGGCCTGCATTGCGCGATTGCGGCATTGTGCAGCCTGATAAACATGCCATGCCATGCGAACATCACGGTCAACAAAAAGCCCGCAGGCTTCGGTTGTGTTTCTGCCAAGCTGGTGCATCAGGTCGATGAAGTGTTGTTTCATATTGGCTCCTTGGTTATCTCAGCCAATAATAGACACGCCACCATTCCGCGTCAACAAAAACAAAACCCGCCATCGGGCGGGTGTGTGGTTTGTGCAACGGTTTAGCCTTTCCGGCTTTCCCGTATTTCTCGGCGTATGTTGATGACAATCAGCACCACGGACAGCGTAGCGCCTAGCGCAGCGGCAATCGTCGCGGCTAGCGCCTGGGTCTCTGGCGTTACCATCAGCCAGCCACCAGCGGTTACAGCCCCGCCAGCAGTGGCATAACCCACCTTGGCACTAGTCAGTACGTTTTCGATTGTGGCGCTCGCGTCTTTCACTGCATTTCCTTAGTATGGCGATGACTGCTAACACTAGAAGCAATCCGAACCACAAAACGGCGGATAGCGTCTGCAATGTGGTTAGGATGGAATTCATCAGGTATCAGCATGGCGATTAGTTGGTTTGCGATTAACGCATCTATGGCCGAATCATAAACCATTGCCGGAATCAATGCAAAATAGAGCAAGGCATGGCATGCAATCGAAATGCCAGACAGGCCAATCATGCGAATGGTGAAATTTGAGGCAGGCAGCAAATACAACGCCAGGATCATCATTGCATCGAATGACGACATGGCGAACATGTACACCTCATCCGACACGGTCATCCAGTACGCAGCATGCTGCAACACGACAATGGCCGCGATAGCCTTTGCCCGCTCGTTACGCAGTAGCGCAGCGAGTATGCATACGTAGGTAAACGCGGCCATTGACATGGTTACTTCTTCTTGCCGTTGCTGTCTTTCGACTTGCCTTCACGGCCCTGTGCGCCGTCCTTGTTCTTTGCAGGCATGATGTTTACTCCGTGGTTGATGATGGGGGGATTGTAGCACTGTCTTGCCGCACAAGCACATACCAGCCGTTTACAGCAGGAGCAGTTGCAACAGCAACATGCCATGCAATCAGGTCGTTTAGCTTCTTCTTGGCGGTTTCGTAGCTGTCCGACGGATTGGCAACGCCAAGATGCGTCAGTACCATCTCTTCGTCCACGGCACGGTGCCAGCCTGATAGCTGTTTCGGCTCTGCTGATCGGGCGCGGATGGCTTCCGCAATATCAGCCAGCACCTCCTCCGTCGTCTTGTCCATCCAAATGCCGGTTTCGATTTCTGCTAGGCAGGCGTTGCGTTCTTGATGGGCGACCAGTGCGGCGAATCGATTAAGTCGCGCAATTTCACTATCCGTCAGCGCCCCTATCGGCCCCACGATTTCCGACATGCCAGCCTCCACGGCCAGCGCGATGATTTGTTGTTGACTCAGCACTCCCCACCCCTCACTTTCTGGATGACGGCGCGGGCCTGGCATTTCATACGTACACATGCAGCCAGCAACTTCGTCAATCAATCCTTCCAGCACTTCCAGCAGTTCGTCGCGCTGGTTTGCTTCATTTCGCAGCACATCAATGCGATCTTTCAGCGTGTCGCCAAGCATTGTGATGTTCTCCAGCAATGCCGTACTCAGCCCAGCACACGCATTCACGCAGGCCACGATGCGGCGGGCGTTGGCTTCCATGTCGCCATACTCTGTGCGCATGCACGTAGCAACTTCCTGCACCATGCCATTTCCAACAGCAACGTCAATGTATCGGATTGTTCCAGTTCCAGTTACGCGCCAAGTTCCTTGTGTATGTTCCATTCTCACTTCTCCAGTTCAGCTAGCAGGGCGTCGGCGGCTTTTACGGCGCGCATGGCCACATATTGCACATCTTCCCCTCCGCATTCAGCCAACAACCCCTGCATGGCCTTGATGGCGGCGTATTGACGGATAGACAGTCCTTTGTAATCAGACCGAGTTCCAGCTCCAACAACATCTCCCGCAAAACCTTGCAGGTCTTTGCTGCTTCTGTTCTCTACGCTAGTCGGAAACGCCGGCCCGCTGGTGTCTTTGGTCATCACGCATTACCTTTCGAAATATCCATGTATCGATTGAAGTTTTCACATCCCAGCACGTCTAGCAGTTCTGCATCATCAACGCCATTCAGCATGCGCAGCAACTCATCCCGCTGCCGTGCCAGTTCTTGCATGTCTTCGATTGCCTGATCCAGTACGCGGCCATGAAACCGCGTTTCTGCTACTTTCTGCCACTGCTCAATCGTTCGGTTCATATCCATCTCCTTGGTTGATGCATCAATCCTATACGCGGAATGATGGCGCGTCAACCTATCTAAGCGCAAACGCCGCAGCAATCTCCGCCTGCTTGTTGTTATCTAGCACGCCCTTCTCGCACAACTTGATGAAGTGATCTCTAGCAGCCTTTTCATTGCCATTCGCCAGCATCATTGCCAACGATCTAGGAATCACCATGGCAGTGCTTGGCGACACGATGCCAGCATCGCTTAGCATCCATCCAGACACGCCCATAACGCACCCTTGGTCAAACTCACCTTTCCATTTTGCATTTCGATACCACCTAGCAAACTTCTGGAAGCTCATGAAGTCGCCAGCAAGCTTTTTACGGTGCCGCAAGTACGCCCAGCATGCATGTCCAGCACCTACAGATTGGGCGCAAAAAATGCCATTTCCCATCTTTGCAACTTCTTCTTTATCGTGTAGCATAGGAAGATTTTACCTCTTTAATTTTAACTAATAGATAGAAGAACCCTTAAATCTTTCTTAAATACGAATACTCACACTCCATCTATCGCCCTCTTTCGAGGGCTGTTTTTAGTTTCCGGTAGTTCTTGTAGTTTCCGGTTTAGTTTCCGCAGATTTCAAAAATCGCTGAAAGCCCTATCTGGCAAGGGTTCTAGAGTTTCCGGTGTTTTCGGTGTTTTCGCACAAGGTGTTGCGCAAATATTTCTGGCGAGAAGATTTCAGATTTTCCCGCGAAAACACCGAAAACTCTTAAGTGCATGATTTTGTTGAATTTTTCCGCAACCGAAAACTCCGCGAAAACTCTCACCGGAAACCGGAAACTAGGCAGTGCCTGTACTGTTAAAGATCGCTCATCCATGCTGCCAAAGTGCTAACAAAAAGTAAAGCCCCCGCAGGGGCTTTTGTCAGTCGTCTACGGCCATGTAGTCCTTGCCGACCTCCGTGCAAAGGTATCGCTTAGTCTTTCTGCCGGTGTGCGGAGAGTGTTCCGACTCCTCCAGCATGCCATCACGTACCATGATTTTGACAACTGCCGTCACGTCGTCGCGCTGATAGTGCTTGTTCCTGCACCTGGTCGTTATCTCCCCTTGCGACGCCCACACCTGGCACACATCCAGAATCTTGAGCATCAGCGCCCGCTTGCGGTCGTCGCGGTCGTTGCTGCCCTCCTTGTCGGAAATCTCTACCTTGCGAATCTTGGTATCGATGTCACTCATTACCAGTTTGGCCGCATAGCGCACCACGTCAATATCAACCTTCGACTTGTTCCAGCCTGCTACAGCAATGCAGACCTTCACAATCATCTCTGTAGCGCGACGTGCTAGCGGCGTCATGCCCTTGCCCTTGAGTGCTTCCGCCCACTCGAACAGATAGCCTTGCATGCGGGACAGAAAATCATCGGCCTCTGCCGTAACTTCCAGCGCGAACCGTTCATGGCAATCATCAATCCTGCCTGCCGTGTTTTCCGGCATGGCAAAGCCAGGCTCAGCAATGCGCATTTCTAGGTGCATAGGGGGCTTGCTAGGCGGTGCAAACCCTTGCTTGGGCATTGGGTTGGCTTCCGGCTCAAAGAACACCAGTGCACGGCTTAGAAAGCCGCTCTCCACCTGCTCGCGGGTGAAAGCATCAACCATGGTGGCTGGCGTTGCTGTGGTGAACATGGACAGCCACGGGTTGACCAGCCCGCCGTTATCATTGATCGTGCCGAACAGCTTTTTCAGGTAGTTGGCCGCATCCAATGCCGCCCGCCCTTCCGGCGAAGTCTTGCCGTAATCCTCCAGCTCCCGCATGTGCTTGCTAATCTGCTGGCCGATGGATGCAAGGATGCTCTCGCGGCGGGAAAGATCGACCATCAGCACGCCATTGGCCTTGGTGTAGGCTTCCATGATCGTGCCGATGACGCCTTCAAGATAGGACGCATTGCCGGACTTCTTGGAGTTCTGCACGCGGCCAAGAAAGATACCGAACTCATCTATCAAGAAGTTGCTGTACTGGTTGTATGCGAAGGTGTCTAGCAGGTCTTTGTCAGACTTGATGCGACCATGGCATGCCCTGCCAAGTCCGGCGTAGGTCAGCAGTTCGCGGGCGGTCGCCATGGCAGACTCTTTACCCGTGGCAGATGCGGCAATTACCAGCAGGATGAGATTTGGCGTCACGCCAGACCAGCGCCCCGGAATGTAGAAATGCCGTCCGGCGATGTTGCTGGCGACGGTCAGCGTAGTGGCTAGCGCCAAGTTGCGGTTATCGAACAGCGATTTATCGCGCACGTACTGCAACAGGTCGCCCATATTGCCAGGAGGCTGCAACAGATCAATATCATCCAGCTCTGTCACTTTCTGACGTGGCGCGGTCCTTGTCGATTCCTGCTTCGTTCCCCAATTGCCCCAATTGTCGATCCATTCCCGCTCTGCGTCGGTCAGTTCTGCGTCCAAATGGTCGCGCTGCACCCATCCATGCCGCTGTGCCATGGCAACAAGCGTGGCAATGGTCACACTGCTAGATACACGCTTTCCGAAGCTGTGCCAGCGTGCCGACATTTCACCGGCGGAATACTTCGCCCCGCGACCAGACCACGCATCCCATGCGGCAAATCCTTCTTGGCTGCCATCCGTCCCGCGATGCACGGCCATGCCAACCTTGAACCAGTCATCATGCCCCATGTCTGGGTCTAGATAGGTCAGCATGTGCTCAATATCGCGGATGTCGGTATCGGAGTGGTCGCCTTCCATGCGCTGCACTTTTGCACGGGCAATCAGTTTAGCCAGCGGCGCAGGCAGGATAACCAGCTCTGCCACATCCGACTTGGCGAACGAATGCCACGTATATTCGCTGCCGGACGCGTGCAGACTGCCAGGAATCACCACAAACCCGCCGCCCTGCTTAATGTCGATACCCTGGTACTCCTTGGGCATCTTCCACGCCAAATCAGCGTCAGGCTTGGCAAAGTACAAATGCAATCCGCCACCGCCAGTCTTTACCACGGCACTGCAAGCATCAATCAGATTGACGCCAATGTCCGCTTGCAATCGCTCAAAGGCAATATCTCCGCCGTTGCGAGGGTCGATGTCTATCACGATATGTCCAGCATCCAGCGCCCAGCCTAGGCCGGTGTACGGCTCCATCATTTCGCCGTCAAGCCACGTATCAATCACCGCCTCATCTACCAGCGGCTGCTTCACCCACTCATTGCGGGCAGGATGCTTGCCAGCTGCAAGGCAGTTGCGGTTGCCGCACTCACACGCGCCATGCTTGATGCGGTGCAAAGGGAATACGCGCAAGCCTGCTTGCACGAACTCTATGGCGTTTTCGTATAGGTCAGACATTCTTCTTCCTTTTGTATGCTTCCAGACTCTGCTTGTTCACTACCCAGATACCACTGAACCGCGTTCCCTTGATCTGGCCGTTGCGCAGCAGTCTGCGCACGTACTCTTTGGAAACGCCCAAATATTCCGCTGCTTCACTGATTGGCATGATTTCCTCCTGTTTGTTGCATGGCGGAACTATAGCACGTTGCATGTCGGAACAAAAAGAGCTTGACGACGAAAAAAACGACGTTCATAATGGCCTCACGTTGTCAGCAAGGCGACGCACTCACTAGGAGTAAATCACATGGATGTAAAGACCCTGTGCGAGTCCTACGACTCGCTAGGCAAGCAGATTGCGCAGCTTGAATTGGCGCGTGCAAAGCTGGCCGAAAACATCATTCTGGCAACTGGCCACGATCACATAGGCCAGAAAACATACCAGCATGATGGCGTGAAAGTAACCATCACCACCAAAGAGAACTACACGCTGGACAAGGCGCGGCTCAATGTGGAATGGACGGAATCATTGCCGGTCAATCGCAGCTATAGCTACACGCTGCGCGAGAAAGACTTCAAGGCAATGATGGAGCATGGCAGTAGCGAGCAAAAGCAACTGCTGGCGGAAATCGTGACAAGCAAACCGGCCAAGCCGGTTGTTAAGGTGGAGTGGAAATAATGGACTTGAAAAGCATGATCTCCCGCCCCGTCAGCGATGCGCCAATGCTGACGATCTTTGGCGAAGGCGGCACTGGCAAAACCAGCCTGGCGGCCACATTCCCCGCTCCGGTATTCATTCGGGCCGAAGATGGCTTTGACGTGTTTGCAGGCAAGAAAGCCCCGAATGCTTTCCCTGTCCTAAAAAACGGTGAAGATATTTTCGAGCAACTGGACGCCCTGCTGGAGCAAGAGCATCCATTCAAGACGCTGGTTATCGACAGCATCACCAGTCTGGACAAGAAGTTCGAGTCCGACATTGTGCGCAAAGACCCACGCGCCAAGTCGATCAATCAGGCCATGGGCGGTTATGGCGCTGGCTACTCGGCAGTTGCCGAACTGCACAGCAAGGTGAAAGACCGTTGCGACCAACTGCGTGAGCAAAAAGGCATGACCATTGTCTTTCTCGGCCACGTCGAGACTGAAACGATGGACTTGCCGGACGAGCCGAATTATTCGCGCTACTCCATGCGCATTCACAAGAAGTCTATCGGCTACTACACAGACTTTGTGTCGCTGGTTGGCCTGTTGAAGCTGCAAACCATTGTCGATCAGGACAGTGGCAAGGCTAAGAGCTTTGGCGACCGCGTCATGATCGTAGACAAGCGAGCATCCAGCATTACCAAAAACCGCTACGGCATTGTTGATGATATCGACGTGGCCGAAGGCAGCAATCCGCTGCTTGATCTGATTCCTTACTTTAAAAACGCAACTCAGGAGTAATACACCATGGCATCTTTCTGGAACGTAGACGGCGAAGACGTAACCAAATCCGAGATCAAAGAACAGGACAACAGCTTCAAGCCGCTGCCTGAAAACTGGTATCAGGGTCTGGTTGACAAGATCGAAGTGAAAGATGGCGATTACGGCCAAAGCATCCGTGCCACGCTGTCGTGCAAGGTCGGCAACGACATGAAGAAGACCAGCATCAGCCTGAAGTGCTGGGACCAGGACACCAAGAGGCGCAAACGCGCCATTCAGATGCTGGTGCTGCTGTTCCGTGTTGCTGGCAAAGACTTGCCTCGCGACGAGCCGAGCGACGACAACCTGCAAGCCATCGTTGGCAAGAAGATGGGCTTCAAGATCGGCCTGTACGAAATGACCACCGATGACGGCAAAGAGCTGTCCGGCAACTGGCTGCAATACGTCGGCACTTCGCAGGAAGCCAAAGAGAAGGCGACCGCGCCGAAAGAAGAGGTGAAGAAGCCGTCGGCACCTCCGGCAATCAGCGAGCAAGACGACGACGGGATACCTTGGTAATACCATTTTGATGTGATAACATGACGCCATGTCAAACGAAGGAGTTTTTCATGGCGTCAAAAACATGCTTTGTGTGCAATATGCATCTTGATATTTCAATGTTTTACAAGCACAAAAATATGGGTGACGGGCACCTAAATAAATGCAAAACATGCACAAAAAAATACGAAAAAAACAGAAGGCAAAATCCAAAATTTAGGGAAAAAATACTGTCATATGACAGAGCTAGGGGATTTAGGCAGGGATATGAGTACACAAAAGAATATAGGGAACGATTCCCAAGGAAATATAAGGCGCACACTTTAATAAACAACGCAATCAAAAAGGGGCTTATATCACAAGAGCCATGCGAAGTTTGTGGATCTACTGATAACCTGCATGCGCATCATGACGATTATTCAAAGCCGCTTATTGTTAGATGGCTATGTGCATCTCATCATAAATTGTGGCATGTGGAAAATGGAGAGGGTTTAAATGCATGATCAAAGCCGAACAGATTCAACAAGAGATAGACGCGATGTGGTCGGAAATGCCGCGTGAGCAGCGCGACTACATAGGCGCATCAGAAATAGGCCACGAATGCGAGCGGTTCCTGTGGCTCAAGTTCCATCGATGTGTCTGGCCGGAACAGTTCGAACCGCGCATGCTTCGCCTGTTCAATCGCGGCCACCGCGAAGAGTTCCAGTTTGAGGCGATGCTAAAGGCCATCGGCTTTAAAGTGCTGGATAGCTGCCAAGGTCAAGGCGGGTTCAAGCGTGGCTTTTTTGCTGGGCATTGGGATGGTCGTGTTGAGCGTGACGGACTGACCTATACCGTTGAGTACAAAACGCACAGCGAAAAGTCATTCAACTTGCTGTCGCTGAATGGCGTGAAAGAGTCAAAGCCCCAGCATTACGCGCAGATGTGCGTGTACGCCAAAGAGCAAGGCAGTGACGGCATGATTTACATGGCCGTGAACAAGAATAACGACGATCTGCACATTGAAGTGTTGCCGCGCGATGATGCGCACGCCGACGAAATGGCAGCGCGTGCCGTCCGCATCGGAACAGACTTTCAGCCGCCAAAGAAGATCGCCAAAAGCGTGACTGACTACCGTTGCAAGTTCTGCAATGCCAAGCCGGTATGCCACGGCATGAAGGCCATGCGCATTGATTGCCGCAACTGCGCAAACGTAGAGAAAGACGCGGAGACCGGCAAGTTCAAGTGCGAGCTAGGCCGTGAGCTGGTGCCGTGTGAGCGCCACACTTTCAACCCGCTAGCACTGGCAGACTGCTACGGAATGAAGATTGACAAAGTAGACCCAGCACAAAAGCAGATCACGTTCCTACGCAAAGACGGAACATCGCTCAAGATCGGCGGTGATGATGGTCTGCATTCTGATGAAGTGATGACGATACTATGCGACTGACACCGCGATACTATCAACAAGAGGCGTTTGACGCCGCCGTGGCGCATCTGGTCAAGTCGGACGAGCCTGGCATTCTTGAGCTGGCAACCGGCGCTGGCAAGTCGATTATTGTCGCCATGCTGGCCGATTGGCTGGCAGGCAAGAATCGCCGCGTGCTGGTGCTGACTCACTCCAGCGACTTGGTGAAGCAAAACCACGCCAAATACCTGATGACCGGCAACGACGCGGGGATTTTTTCCGCCAAGCTGGGCAAGAAGAACCATCGCCACCAAGTCATTTTTGGCGGTGTGCAAAGCGTAGTTCGCAGCCTTGAAAAGTTCGATCAGCCGTTTTCGCTGATTATCGTAGACGAGGCGCACATGGTAGGGTTCGAGGGCGGCAGCTATCAGAAAGTGTTCCAGCACTTCTACGCCATGAACCAGAAAATGCGCGTCATCGGCCTGACTGCTACGCCATCCCGTGGCAAGTATCGGCTTGTCGCGCCGGATAACTTCTTCAAGCATACGATCTATCGCAAGCTGACAAAGGCGCTTATCGACGAAGGCTTCCTGTCGCCTATCGTTTATGGTGCGCCCAGCGTTGAAGAGTACCAACTGCTAGGCGTCAAGCTAAACAGCATGGGCAAGTTCAATCAGGCCGACATTGACGCCGCCACGCTGGGGAAGGAGCGACTTACCCGCGCTATCTGCACCGACATCATGGCCAACATGTACGCGCAGAACCGCCAGCTGTGCATGATCTTTGCCGCGTCCATCCAGCACGCCGAGGAGATTGTCGGCTATCTGCCCGCCGGTCTAACCGAGATCGTTACCGGGGCAACATCGCAAGGCGACCGTGACGACATTATCGAAGCTGCCCGCAATGGCCCGATACAGTACCTTGTAAACGTCGGCACGCTCACGACGGGCGTAGACATACCAAGATGCGATTGCATCGCGCTGCTGCGTGCTACGGAGTCGCCAGCACTGCTATCACAGATCATTGGCCGTGGCTTGCGGCTGTCGCCAGAAACCGGCAAAGAAGATTGCTTGCTGCTGGACTACGGCCAGAACATTGACCGCCACGGCGAGGCTGAGGACGATCTTTTCGGCCAGCTGGAAGATATGAAGGTCAAAGAGAAGTCGGGCGACATGACCAAAGTATGCCCTGAGTGCAACAACGAATCTGGCTTCTTTGCGCGGCGATGCAAGCACAATTCTGGATGGGATGGCGAAATGTGCGGCTATCGTTTCGAGTTCAAAACTTGCCAGTCGTGCGACACGGAAAACGACATTACCGCCCGTTACTGCTGGCATTGTCAGCATGAGTTGGTAGACCCAAACGACAAGCTGAGCCGTGCGGCAAGCGTTGGCAATGCGCAGAACCTGGACGAACTGCCGGTGATTCAGACGGTACTCATGCCACACAAGAAAGACGGTAAGACGCTGTTGCGTGCTGACTACACCGTGCAGGCCGACACCAAAACGCTTGTCGTGTCTGAGTATTTCCACGAGTCACACGAGTCGCCTTTCGTGGTGATGAAGTACCGGCAGTTCCTGAAAGACATAGGCGCATCTGGCACGGTTGAAGATGTGCTGGAAGGCGACAATTACCAAGGCGTTGAGCGCGTCACGCTGAAAAAGAATGGCCGGTACTACAATGTTGCCAAGCGCCACCTAGGCCAGCCGACACCCGTTACAGTACACAAGAAAGGGCAATTCCAATGGACGTAAAAGTGCCGTATGAGTCTGACGAGCAGATTGCATTCGTGAAGTGGTTTCGAGCCACATTTCCGGATGTGCTGATCTTCTCGATTCCAAACGGGGGCTCACGCCAAAAGCGTGAGGCGCTCAAGCTTAAGGCCGAAGGTGTCGTTTCTGGCGTGCCTGATCTGGCGATACCAGAATGGCGCTTGTTCATCGAGATGAAGCGCCAGAAAGGCGGAACTGTTTCGCCAGAGCAGAAAGCCGTCATGGCGGAGCTGGTGCGTGTAGGGTATGTGTGCCAAGTTTGCAACGGGTACGCAGCGGCAAAGGAATTCGTGCTATCTTTTGTTGACGCGAAATCACGCGGCGTATAGCATGGTTGTACCAACTGAGGAGGTATTGAGATGAAACTATCCGACAAAACCCAACACCAGCTTGATGCTGAATACCGCAACAACACCGAAGCCGTGCAGATGCGCGCAGCGTGGATTGACGCGCACCAGTCGTATGCGGAGGAGTTTGGCGGTACTGCGCTGTGCTATGCGTCGATTGGCGAGGTTCGTGCGTGGGTGCAGGTTGATGATGTGAGCGAGTATCAGGTTAGCCGCCCGGTGCGACTGATCGCCGGCAAGCCGGTGTACGTGGCGAGCCATCAGGGTTTTGAGCTTAATGTGGTGGAAAAATGAACCATGAGTTAGTCACCATCAAATACCACGGCCTATTCTTCGATGCGCGAGTATCTGCTGATGATGTGGTGTTTTTCTACGAAGACGAGCCGCTTGGCGAGCTGTTCAAACTGTTTGACCGCTTGCACCGTGCGGAAATGACTAGGCTGGCCGTGACTGCGGCATTGAAACAAGCTGCCGATAAGGCGGCGTTTGACAAGTGGAGTGATGCGAAATGTTGAAGTATGAGGATTTCTTGAAGCGTAAAGAAGTGACGCCAATCATTGCTGGCCATTCCGTTGGCGATGACGATCTTAACGAAAACCTGTTCGATTTCCAGCGTGCAATCGTCAAGTGGGCATTGCGTCGTGGCCGTGCGGCAATCTTCGCCGATACCGGACTTGGCAAAACGCTGATGCAAACCAGCTGGGCAGATAACGTCGTGCAGCACACTGGCGGCGATGTGCTGATCGTTGCGCCGCTGTGTGTGGCGCAGCAAACGGTGCGCGAAGGTGAAAAGTTCGGCATTGATATCAACTTTTGCCGTAGCTACGATGCGGTAAAGACTGGCATCAATATCACCAACTATGAAATGCTTGACCGTTTCGATCTGTCGCAATTCGCAGGCGTGGTGCTGGATGAATCCTCCATTTTGAAAAACCGCGACGGCAAGACGCGCAATGCCATCATTGATGCGTGCCAGCAGGTGCAATACCGACTGAGTTGCACGGCCACGCCTTCGCCCAACGACTTCATGGAGCT